CCTCTTTCTCGACGAGTTCGCGTTCGTCCCGAATCATGTTGCTGACTCGTTCTTTGCATCTGTTTATCCTACTATTACTTCTGGTAAAAACACCAAAGTAATTATTGTATCTACGCCACATGGTATGAATCATTTCTACCGCATGTGGCATGATGCGGAGAGAAAAAAGAATGAATATATTCCAACAGATGTTCACTGGTCAGAAGTCCCTGGTAGGGATGAAGTCTGGAAGGAACAAACTATTGCTAACACATCAGAACAGCAGTTCAAGGTTGAGTTTGAGTGCGAATTCCTTGGTTCTGTTGATACACTGATTGCACCTAGTAAATTAAGGACTTTAGTATATGATAGTCCAAAAACTAGAAATGCTGGACTAGATGTATATGAACCATCAAAAGAAAATCATGACTATGTGATGACAGTCGATGTTGCCAGAGGAGTTGGTGAAGATTACTCAGCATTTGTCTGCGTCGATATTACAGAGTTCCCCCATAGGATTGTTGCAAAATATCGGAACAATGACATCAAACCTATGTTGTTCCCAAATATCATATATGAAGTAGCAAAGAGTTATAATAGTGCTTACATTTTATGCGAAGTAAATGATATTGGAGACCAAGTTGCAAGTATTCTTCAATATGATCTTGAGTATCAGAATTTGCTGATGTGTTCCATGAGAGGTCGTGCTGGTCAGGTTGTTGGACAAGGATTCTCTGGTAAGAAAACACAACTTGGTGTCAAGATGTCCAAGACTGTCAAGAAGGTTGGATCACTCAATCTCAAAACTCTTATTGAAGAGGACAAACTTATCTTCAATGACTATGAGATCATCTCAGAGCTGACAACCTTTATCTCAAAGCACAATTCATTTGAAGCAGAAGAAGGATGTAATGATGACTTGGCTATGTGTCTTGTCATCTATGCTTGGTTGGTCCAGATGGACTACTTCAAAGAACTGACTGATCAGGATGTTCGTAAGAGATTATATGAAGAACAGAAGAACCAAATCGAACAGGACATGGCACCATTTGGATTTTTAAATGACGGATTGAGTGATGATAGTTTTGTTGATGCTCAAGGTGATCGTTGGTCTAATGCTTCTGTTGGTGAATATGGCGACATGTCATATATGTGGGACTATAACTAATGGATCTAGATGGGCAGATAAAATTAGGTCATTTACTTCTTCAGGATAGAAAGTGTAAAAAATGCGGTGTAACAAAAAATCTAGTTGATGGATTTTACAGAACCAGAAAGGATAGAGGTGCAGTCGCATCATCATACTCATACGAGTGCAAAGAATGCACTATAAAAAGAATAATGGATAATAAAAAATGTAGTAATATGTGGGAATATCCAGACTGGTAGTTCGCGTCATGTTTCCCCTGTGAAAACATGGTTTTTAATAAATATTTTCAGATAAACTGAGATCACGGAGAACTAACACATGGCGACTCCTCAATTATCTCCTGGAGTACTGGTAAGGGAGGTTGACCTAACTGTAGGAAGAGCTGATAATGTACTTGATAACATTGGTGCCATTGTTGGCCCATTTGAAATTGGACCTGTAGAAGAAGTCACAAACATTGCAACAGAGCAAGACTTAATTAATGTCTTTGGTGAACCAAAGAATGCAGATGCTCAATATGAGTACTGGATGAGCGCATCATCCTACCTCTCATATGGTGGCGTTCTTAAAGTCATCAGAGCAGACGACGATGACCTTAAGACTGCAAATGCAGGTGTAGGTATTGCAAGCACAACCACACTGAAGATCAAGAACTACGATGATTATGTAAATAATGCATCAGATACATCAGTAAACTGGTTGTATGCTGCTAAGAACCCTGGTTCTTGGGCAAATGGACTTAAGGTTGCATACATCGACGACAAGGCAGACCAAACCCTCACGGTTCCTGTAGCAAGTCTTTCTGGTGCTGGCGCTACAGTCGGCATGGGAGTTACTGCAGCAGTTACTGGAGTTCTCCCTGGATCTGGAACTACATCAGTATTCACTGGATTTGTGAAGGGAATCATCACTGGCGCACTTGATGACGCTACTGGTGTTGCAAGTAAACTGGATGTTAAGATCGTTTCTAGAGTTGACTCTGCTGGAAATGAGACAAGAATCGATTATGCAGAAGGAGATCCTTTCGCATCGTTCTCCTCCACCGCAGAACTCTCATTCACTGCACCTGGAAGTGCTAGTGGTCTTACCACTGCAACTGCAGCAGTTGACTGGTACGATCAGCAGACCTTAGGTCTTGAAAACTCCACGATTTATTGGAACACTCTTGCACCAAAACCTGGTACTAGCGTCTATGCAGACGATAGACAAGGGCATAATGATCAGCTTCACATTGCAGTTATTGATGATCTTGGAGAAATAACTGGAATCAAGGGAAATATCCTTGAGAAGCACATTGATCTTTCTAAGGCAAGTGATGCTGTTTCCAACATCAATGCTCCTCAGAAAATCTACTACAAGGATTACCTCCGTGATCTTTCTGCAAACATCTATGCTGGCGCAGATCCTCTGGCGAATGCAGATGCTGTTCATGGTACAGTACCAGTAGCAACTGGATTCACCAATTACAATGGAGTTCAGGCTCAATCATTCACTAAGGATGATGGAGCATCTAATCAGTCTGGACAAGTTGCACAGGATAGACAATTCCTTGCAATTGGTGCCAAAACCTACACCATTATGGCTGGTAATGATTATGAAAGCAGTGGTGGAGATGGTTACAAGGCAGATCTTGGAAAACTGATCACTGGTTATGGACTCCTCGATAATAAAGATGAAGTTGAAGTAGACTTCATCCTCATGGGTCCTGGTTGTTCCACAGAAGCAGAATCGCAAGCAAAAGCAAACTATATCATCTCTGTTGCAGATGGAAGAAAGGATTGCATGGCTTGCATTGGTCCCCACAGAGCAAATCTGGTGGCACCAGCAACTACTCCTGGCGGATCACTTCTGACCACAGAGCAGCAAACAACAAATCTTCTCAAATACTTCGGTCCTCTTACATCTTCGTCCTACGCGACATTTGATTCTGGATACAAGTACACCTTTGACAGATTTAATAACAAGTTTGTCTATATTCCAACTAACGCTGATGTTGGTGGAATGATGGCAAGAACTGCACTTCTCGCATATCCTTGGTTCTCACCTGCAGGACAGCAAAGAGGTGTTCTGAATAATGCAGTCAAACTTGCTTACAACCCAAGCAAGTCACAAAGAGATCGTCTCTATCCTAAGAGAATTAACTCCTTTATCACTTCTGCTGGTGCTGGAACATTCCTCTTCGGTGACAAGACTGCTCTTGGTTATCAGTCTGCATTCGATAGAATCAATGTTCGCCGCTTGTTCCTCACAATTGAGCAAGCACTGGAAAGAGCAGCACAGGCTCAACTGTTTGAACTGAACGACGATCTGACAAGAGCGAACTTTAGAAACATCGTTGATCCATACCTCCGTGATGTTCAAGCGAAGAGAGGACTCATTGATTACCTCGTCATTTGCGACGAGACCAACAACACTCCCGATGTGATTGACAACAATGAGTTCAGAGCAGACA